AACATCTTTGGATTCAAACTTCTTACAATACAATAGCTAACACACATACTTTAGGTGGAACTCCATTTAGAGGAAACTACGCAGGTATAGGATATACTTGGGATCCTGAAAATCAAATATTTTGGGAACCACAACCATACGCATCTTGGACAAAAGATATAGCTAGTGCTTCATGGGTAGCTCCTATAACAAAACCTGCTTTAACAGAAGAACAACAAACACAAAACGATGTCGATGCAACTCATCTTTGGGTATATGAATGGGATGAAGCTGCGTATCAATCTGACAATACAACTGGTTGGACATTGACAAATAAAGACGCGTAGTATATAAGGCCTATAAACATATATAGGTATGCAAAAGAAAGTATTAAGTGAACAAGCGATATATTTAGGCGATGTTAAAATGCCTAAAGGTTATGAAATAGATCCTTTTATATTATCTAAATCTATTTTTGAAAGCACGTACACTCAAACAGAAGCACCGTTTAACGAAGAATGGGATAGGTTAAATAAATACATTATAGAACATTTACGTATAAAACATAACTTAAGACTATATAATGAAAAAACTTGGGGAACCATGTATTTGCCTGATGAAAAAACTAATCCTTTACGAGAAACTGATCTTAACGATTTAAAAAATTCTCCTGATTTTGTTTGTTTATATGGAATTAATGCAGCAGATGTAATGGTTAGAATCTATTATGATGATAATAGAAGACAAGCAAAAAGTTGGGATATACCATTAACTCATGGTCAGTTTATAATGTTTCCAGCAAACAATTTATATCACATAGAAAACAATCAAAAAAAATTATTAAATTTTATACAAACTATAACATATGTATATCTCTAAAAAAAATTATATGTTAGTAAATTTACCTTACATAAAAAAAGACATAGCACATTTTAAAAAATATGCAGACCTAGCTCACAAACGTTTTGAACACAGGTATGGTAAACAACCTACTACAAACTTATATAACCAATACAATTCTATGACTTTGTTAGTAGGATCTGTAAAATATTATAAAATGTTTAAAGACATTTTTAAAATTATTAGAAAATATGCTAATACTAAAAAGCCATTATGGCTACAATCATGGTTAAATATTCACGATGAACAACAGTTATTAACGTGGCATAATCATGGTGATTCTTTGTTTCATGGTTATGTTTCAATCGACCCTAAAAATACCGAAACAGTTTTTAAAGATTATACTATAAAAAATAAAATAGGTAATGTTTATATAGGACCATCAGCAAGTTATCACAAAGTGGTATGTAAGAAAAAATTTAAAGACAAAAGAATTACAATAGCTTTTGATGTTGTTGATGAAAAAAGTATTAAACATACATACAATAAATATGGAGAGGTGAATATAAACTCAGGTTTTATTCCGATATACTAATGAATCTAGAAAATTATTATTGGGCTTTTGAATCAGCTATACCTCCAAGACTTTGCGATCATATAATTCAACATGGTTTATCAAAAACAGAATCGATGGCAAAAACAGGTGAGTTTAAAGGTAATAGAGAATTATCTAAAGATGATATTAGAGATTTAAAACTTAAAAGAAATTCTAACATTACATGGTTAGATGATTTATGGATATATAAAGAGTTACATCCTTTTATTGATAAAGCTAATAAGAACGCAGGGTGGAACTTTGATTGGGATTTTTCTGAACAATGTCAATTTACAAAATATAAACTTAATCAATACTATGACTGGCATTGTGACAGTTGGAATAAACCATATGAAGAAGGAAATACTAAAGGTAAGATAAGAAAGTTGTCTATGACTCTTCAATTAACAGATGGGTCTGAGTATGAGGGTGGTGAATTAGAATTTGATTTTAGACAATATGATCCACCAAGAAGAGATGAGGCATTACATTTAAAACGAGCAAAAGAAATTTTACCTAAAGGATCTATTATTGTATTTCCCTCATTTGTGTGGCATAGAGTTAAACCAGTAACGAAAGGAGTAAGATATTCATTGGTAATGTGGAACCTTGGATATCCATTTAAATAATATGGACGTACATGAATTTTTTAAAACACCTATGTGGGTTGAAGATAAACCAGAGTTTGTTAAATCTTTAAACAAAGCTTCTGATAAATATATTAAAGAAGCTAAAAAAAGAAATAAAGATTACATACAAAAACATGGTGATTTTGGTTTGTCATACCACTCTACACCTCTTACACTAGATAATGATTTTATAGATTTAAGAAATTATGTAGGGCAAAAATCTTTTGATTTTTTAGATTGGTGTGGTTTTGATATGTCACGTTATCAAACCATGTTTCATGAAATGTGGGTACAAGAATTTTCTAAAAAAGGTGGTGGTCATCATTCTGCACATATGCATTGGAACCAACACGTATCAGGGTTTTATTTTTTAAAAGCTAGTGACAAAACATCTATGCCAGTATTTCACGAACCAAGGACAGGAGCACGTGCTACAAAGTTGTATACAAAAACTAAAGATTTAAGTTATGGTAGTGAACTTGTACATTTTAAAGTACAACCTGGAACATTAATAATATTTCCTGGATATGTAGAACATGAATTTACTGTAGATCATGGAATAGAACCATTTAGATTTATACATTGGAATATACAAGCTGTGCCAAAAATGATGGCAAAAGATGCATAAACATTCGTTTGTATATAATATAGTTGAAGACCATGTTAAAGTAGATGCTGAAACAAAAAAAGTAATTAAAGATATAGAGTTAACTAAAGACGTACTAAGACCTGAAATGAACCTAACTTCTTTTTATCAAAAAAACGAAAGCTTAAATAATTTAATTATAAATAAATTAAGTATTGTGTTTGAAAAATTAAATTTAGTTTTATCACATTGTTGGATTCAAAAATATTTAAAAAATAGTTATCATAGCGTTCACACACATAACCCTAGAGGCAAATCTTTTGTTTGGTTTATAGAAGGAAACAAAAATTCGTCACCTTTGTGTTTTTATGATGTGGGTTACCCATCAGTAGATATAAACAAAAATATTACATGTGAATTTGTTCCTGGTAAATTAATTATATTTCCTGGATTTATACCACATGAAGTAAGACCTAATAAAAATAACAATAGATTAATAGTAAGTGGAAATCTTAATGAGTTACAAAGTAATAGATAATTTTTTAAATAATCAATTTTACGAAAAACTTTCGTATGATTTAAAAGGAGAAAACCATCCTTGGTATTATACTAAAATAGATGTAGATTTAAAAAAAAGTATGAACAATGGTCTTTTTACTCATGTTTATTATGGTAACCATAAACCTCAGTCTGATTTATTTGATTCACACATAAGACCTATAACAGAAAGTTTAGATGTTGATGCTCTTATAATGGTAAGAGCAAATTGTGTTTTTAGAGATATTGATACTATAGAGACACCATACCATACTGACAATAATTGTTTATACTCTACTACAGCTATTTTATTTTTAACAACATGTAATGCAAAAACTATTTTAAAAATTAAAAACAAAGAAGTGTCTGTAGATAGTGTAGAGAATAGATTGTTATTGTTTGACAGTAAAATAGAACACAAGGTATTGTATCATACAGATGTTTGGAAAAGACATGTAATAAATTTTAATTTTATAAGGAACAAAAATGAATCTTACCCATAATTATAAAAAACACGATTTACCAAAAGATAGTTTTATACAGGGATGGTATATGCCTGAAAAAGTTTGTGATGATTTAGTTAATTATTTTAACAAAAACAGAGACAAAGCCACGCCAGGAACTAGTCTTTACGAAGGAGAAATAAAAGTAGATGAAAGTATTAAAAATTCTTTGGATCTTAGTTTAGGAAATAATAATGTTGAAAAAGGAGTTTTTGAATATCGATTTCATTTACAAGGAATTTTAGATTTGTATGTAAAAGAATATCCTGAAATAGAACGTCTTGAAAGATTTAATGTTGAAGATGTTAATGTTCAATGGTATCCTGGCAGAGGTGGTTTTAAAACATGGCACTACGAAAGAGGAGCGAAAGAAAACATGGATAGGGTTTTAGTTTTTATGACTTATCTAAATGATGTAAAAGATGGAGGAACTCATTTTAAATATCAAGACATAACTACACCTGCGATAAAAGGTTTAACTATAATTTGGCCACCAGACTGGACTCACACACATAAAGGACAAATAAGTAACGATAAAAAAATAATAGCTACAAAAGAATATCATGATGCAGGATGGACTAGATTACCAAGTGACCCTGCAGAAAGGAACCAGTGGCTACAAGATAACAAAGATGATATAATAACTATAACTTGGGTTCATCAAGGAGATGTAAGTACTATAGGTAGACATCTTGATAGAAAAAAAATTACTGCTGAAGATATAGAACTTGGTGGAAATAACATAAAAATTCCTGGATTGGAAACGGAAAGTGTTTATATGGAAAATAGTCCAAATCAAGATGGATATTTTCAAGCACTTACTAGAAGTGGATTAAATGCAAGAAAATCTATGTTAAGTGAAAAAGGTCAATGGGAGTTTGATACTAATATAGATTATGATAGTTATCAGGATGTTCAATTTAAATTAGATTCTCTTATGAGTGATCCTAATGCAGATCCGTTAGAGATAATAAATTTAAAATTAGAATTACTTAATAATCCAGAAAATGTTTATAAAGACTCTAGTATAACAACTCCATATCAGTCACCAAATCAAAATTTGATGGATACTAGTATACAGATGGATAATACATATCAGCATACTAATGCACCAATATTAAGTCTTCAACCCGGAGGAGAACTTGAATCAGATGTTAGCACAAGTATTACCTTAGATGAAGAAGGTGCAAGACCAAGAATTGATGCATCATATCCTATAGCAAATACAGTTGATTCAGGATATCAAGGTTGTTATACATCTCCAACTGGTGAAGTATCTGCAGCATGTGAAATAGAAGGTGGTGTTGAACTTGATCCAAGCACATCTACTACTACAACTCCTGACCAAGTTAATGAATATACTGTACCTACAGGTAATCAACCTTACAGTGATCAAAATGTATATGATGCAGACGGTGATGGTGTCATAACTCCTAACGATGCTATATATGCACAAAATAATCCACTACCTACAGAAGAAACAGTAACAGAGACAATTCCTGGCACAACAAAGACAAATCTTAGTATGAATCCTAAATTTAATTTAGGATTAAAAGGTAGTCTTGGTTACACAAGCCCGGGTGGACTACACACAGGAAGAGCAGGAATTACAGGAACAGGTACACAAGATGTCACGCCTTATTATAGCGCAAGGGGAGATGTTGGATATCTTAATGATAATTATTCTTTAACAGGTTTTGGTGAACATGGTAATATGACAGGAACTGATGTAGGACTTAGAGGTTCTGCAGATCTAGGTGGAGTAGATCTTTATGGTGAAGGTAGATATAATATTGACACAGGAAGTCCTTCATTTATGGCAGGAGTTAGAATACCTCTTGGACGTCCAGGAAGAAAAATGGGAGGAACTACCCCATCTTGGGCAATTCCACAACTACAAACAGGAGGTTCATCTCAAGGAGGATACATGTGGGAATGGTCACCAGAAAATCCTGATCCGTTATTAATGAATAATCAGCAAATGATTGGACCACAGAATCAAACTTCTGCACCACCAAATCAAGAATTACCTGCTGCAAACCCAGTTGTTCCACCAATGCAAGATGCTGATAGTGATGGTATATCTGATTTTGTAGATGCTGATAGTGGAAGTGAACCAGTATATGGCCCTGAAAATACAGCACAACCTGAAAGTAATATAGAACCAGGAACTTATGATCCTGATATATATACATTTAATCAGCCTGAACTTGATGAAGCTGTTGATACTCAAGATGATACAGAATATTATGAACCAGAAGATACTACACCTCCTGATGCTAATGATGATACAGATAGTTCAGAATTTCCTTTTGATGATTCACAAAATGCTACAGATACTGAAACTGATCCCGGAATGGATGATACTACTGATGATACTACTGAGGATGGTACAGATGAAAATACAGACGAAGCAGTAAATCCAGATGAAGGAGATACAAGTGATACTCAAGAAGATGGTGCTGATACTTCATCAGAAGATGATGATTCAGGTGCTGTAGATGAAGGAGGGGGAGGAAAGAAAAAAGGAAGAGGATTTGGAGAAACTGTTACTAAGACTGCAGAAAATATTGTTAAAGGTGGAAAATTCTTAAACGCATGGATGGAAAGAAGAAATGCTAAGAAAGAAAAAGAAAAGTTGATGCATAAGACTATTGCTGATAATATGTTTGAAGCAGATGAGTCTGATATCTCTGGACAAAAAGGAGATTATGATACTAACTCAGGAATATTTAGACCAGATGATAAAGTATCCACTGTAAGAAAAGGTAGATATGGAGGAGCATTACCTATGTTTCAAATAGGAAATGAACTTGGTTCTCAATCTACACAAGATCCTTTTCATGGTTATAATTATGATACACAATATTGGAATGAACCAGGTACCCATAACTATGGTAAAACTGAAAACTATGCAAACTGGTATAGTGGAGGAGATGGTCATGGAAGTAGAGTTTTAGATTCAGAAGGAAACCCAACTAACTATAAAAAAGGAGCATGGGAAGGACATTACTCTGGACAACAATGGAATTTAAAGGAGCCTTTAAATTTTAGTGAAAAAGATTATAACACATTGATTAATACTATGCAATATAATCCTAAACTATTAGATAGAAAAGGACAAACAAGAAGAATAAAAGATGATTTTTCTAATATGAATACAGGACCAGGTCCTAAAGGTAGTGGTACATATGATCATAATAGACATATAGATGATTATGTTGCATTTAAAGAAGTAATGGAAAGAAATTCTGGACATGAATGGAATGATATGCAATTAGCAGATGCTGCTTATGCATTAAAAAAGAGAGGTACCCGAGGGGGCTGGGGTTCAGGAGTTAATCAACAAGGTATATTTGCACCAGGATTACCAACTGCAAGTGCTTATAGAAATGATCCTAGTGTGTGGAGTGATTATGGTGATGCAATATATGCTGATAGAATTGAAAATCCAGGTGGAATACCGGAGAATAGCACAATGGATAATGCTAATAATATTGTACAAGCAAATACAACAACTCAACCAACAAGAAATGAAACTCCAGTATCATTACCAGCTATGCCTATAAATCAACTTGAAACAGCTTATGTTCCAGAACTACAACAACCAACTCAACAGGAAGTTGTTGAAGAAGAATCAGCATATGTTCCTCAATCACAAAGAGGAGAATATGTTCCTCAATCACAAAGAAATCAAGACCCTGTTGAAGAAGTTCCTGTTGAAGAAGAATCAGAAGATGATGTGTGGGCTAGAAGAAAGGCTAAAAGAGCTGCTATGTTTGCAAGAGATGGTGGACAAGTAGTTGATATAGATTTTGAAATGTATAAAGAATTAATTGCTGCAGGTGCAGAAATAGAAATTGTATAATTATGAAAGTAAGAATAAAGAAACTTCCAAGAAGCTATAAATTACAAGGACGTAAACTTGTTAAAAAATCACATGGTGGTAGAACTGGTGATCAATTTGATTATGGTTTAACTGGTTTACCAGGAGATATGGTGGGTGGACATTTTCATAATGATATGGTTCCAACTAGAGTAAATAATACACTAGGACCTATTCCTAGAGAACAAGCTAATGTTGAAGCAGAAGCAGGTGAAACTGCTTTAACAGATCTAAATCAAGATGGTACATTTGAATTATATAACATAAGTGGTAATAGACATAGCAGTGGAGGTACACCTTTAAACTTACCAGAACAATCATTTATATATTCTGATACAAGAGCAATGAAGCTAAATAAAGCAGAGTTAGCTGAATTAGGAATAGAATCTAAAAAGAAATTAACTCCTGCTGATGTTTCAAAAAAATTCCCATTAAATAAATATTATGAAACATTAGATAATGTAGATGGATCTGATCATATTGCAATAGATACGGCAGAGTCTATGTTAGAAACAAATAAATTAAAACTATCTCATTTAGCATATTTACAAGAAGCTAAGAAAAGTTTTGATGAAGGAGTTCCTTCAGCGGCTTTTCCATATCTTAAAAAGAAAGGAATTGATCCTATAGAGTTTACTGCAAAAATAGAAGGGATAAGCAAAGAAGAGGCAGAGATGAAACAAATAATGTCAATGCCTGTTGATGTACAACAAAAAGTAATGCAGCTTAAAGAGATGATTGCAATGGCTGATCAACAAGCACAACAGCCACCACAAGTAGGTCCTCAAGGAGAACCAATGCAAGGTCCACCTCAAGGAATGGCTCAAGGTATGCCTCCACAAGGACCTCCACAAGGTATGCCTCCTCAAGGTATGATGCCTCCTCCAGAGATGATGGCTAGATATGGTGGATATGTTCCTAATTATTATGCATATGGTGGAGATCTTCCACAAGCAGGATGGGGTAAAAGTTTATTAGATTGGGGTCAAGGTGCGCTATCTGTTGCTGGTATGGTTCCAGGTGTAGGTTTAATTGCTGATGCTGCTAATACTGCTATATCAGGTGGTAGAGCTGCTTATGCTGGTTATACAGGTGATAAAGAAGGTCAGAAAAAACATTTAGGTAATATGGCTCTTAATGCTACAGCTATGATACCAGGTGTTGGACAAATAGCTACAGCAGGTAAGGCTGGTAAAGGATTTATGGCAGCTGCTAAAACAAAAACTCTTGGTAAAACTGCTGGTCTAGTTGGAGATTTTAGTAAAGGTACAGCAGCAGGACTAAAAGAAACAGGTAAAAATCTTGGAAAAACATATGGAAAGAAAGTTACAGAAACATTGTCAGGTGATCTTGCTCAGGGTGTAAATTTAGGTAAGAAGGGAATAGCTGCAGTTGATGAGACAACTGGAACTGTAGATACATTAGCTGGAACAGATATAGGAACAGATATTGGAGGATCAGTTAAAAAAGGTATAGGTACAGGAATAGTTGCTGCAGCAGATACAGTAACAGGCGGAGGTACTGAGCAACCTCAATTAGCAGATAATGCTACTGATCCTGTAACACAACAAAATACAACAGAACAAGTTACTGATCCATCAACTGGAGGAGTAGAAGAAACAGTTGCATCTACTGCAGAAGCAACACAAGAAGCAGAACAATCAGCTACACCAGAAGCAACAACTGTATCAGCAACTACACCAAGTATGGAAGCTGAATCAGAAGAAATGACTCTTAATGATCAAGAAGAAGAAGAAGCTCCTGCTGAAGATGTTGTTGCAGATTCTTCAGATATGGAAGAAGAAGCTGAAGAAGAAATGGCATATGAACCACAATCAGGAGGAGAAGAAGAAGAGTATGTACCACAATCTCAAAGAGCTATGTATGGAGGAGATCCATTTGCACAAAATGATTTAAGAGAGTTTATATACGGTGGTGTACCTAAGTATCAAAACGGTTCAGAAGTTGCATTACATGAATCAGGAGTAAGTCAAACACAAGCAGATGCTTGGTTAACTCAAGGATATAGTTATGGAGATACTGATGGTGATGGAAATAAAGAATGGACACATCCTAACTATTCTCAAAGTGAAATAAACAATCAAGTTAGAGATGCAAAGACACACGTTGTTACAGGAACGCAAGGTGTGGGTGATGAAGGTATAGAAGATTATCAAGGAGGAAGAGGTAGAGAAGATGGTGATGGATATGTTTATACAGGTGCTGAAGGAGATGAATTTGATTATGATGACTTTATGTCAAGACATGGAAATCTTATTGGAGAAATAGATGCGGATGGAGATGGTGTTCCAGATTATCAAGATACAGAATTTGATATATATAATGCAGAACATACAGGTGCTTTTCAAGATGCATATAATGCTAAATTAGTAGAGAGATATGAAAATGATCCAACATTACAAGAAGAATATGATAGTGCTGATGCTTACTTAGAAGCTACAGGAGGATTTCATGGAGAAGGTAAAACAGCTGCAGATGATATGTTTGGAGAATATACATATAGTAGAACTTCATTAGATGAGTTTCCAGAAGAAGAGGAAGAAGATCCTTGTCCACCAGAAGTAAAAGAAACTAAAATGGCAGAATGCGCTGAACAAGGTTTACCATTTGATGAAGCAGCATGTGACTGTGGGCAAGCTGCAGAATCAGATTGTGAAAATGAAGAAGAGAAAAAAGCACAATGTGATGAAGAAGGTGGTGTATGGGATAGTGCAAATTGTGTTTGTCAAGCAGGTCCAGAAGATGTAGAAGAAACTGATGAAGCTGATCCAGAGTTTTGGTTACAAGACAGATTGGGTATAATGAATGCTATAGATAACAAATTCAGAATAAAGAAAAGATATCCATGGACTCCAATAGAGGAATCACAATCAATAGACCCTGTATTCCAGGATCCTACAAGAGCAATTGCTGCTATAGGGGAGCAAGCTAATGCGGCTGCCCAAACAGCTTCAGCATTCTCAGGACCACAAAGAGCAGCTGCTGTCCAAGCTAAAGCTCAAGGTGCAGCCGCTGAACAAATTGCAAATGTTTCTGCACAAGTACAAGGTGCTAATGTAGGCATTGCAAATGATGCACAAAAAACAAACGCAATGTTTGCAGCTGATACTGAGAGAGTTAATAAGGCTAATCTTAAGAAATTGTATGATGATACAATGTTAGTTGAACAAAATTATGATAACGCTATTTCTAAAGCTAATACTGAATTAACAAAACAAATTCAGAATGCATATACAAATAGAGCAGATACACATAATCTTAATTCATTATATCCTCAATTTAATATAGATCCTAGAACAGGTGGTTTAATTGAGCTTACAAATGAAAGAACTAATGAGCCTACTCAAAGATCTGATGGAGATAAAGCAGCAGAATATAAGCAATTAATAGCACAATGTGCAGATAGTAATGCAAGTGGAACGTGTCCAGATGATATGCAGAAAGTAATTTGGAAGCAAGTTTATGGTTCTGGTGGAGGATCTACAACTACTACTGATGATAGCTGGAAAGATGTAGCTTTAAATCAAGGAACAGAACCGGTTCAACAGAGGTTTGGAGGAGAAAGAAAGATGAGATTAAACAAAAAAGCAAAACAATTAAGGAAATGGTTCTCACCTTTACAAGGAAAAAATGCATATTAAACTTGAAAAGTGTATTATGATAACTTTTAAAACTTAAAAAATTTTATTAATTTTAAACTATGGCAACATATATACCAGGAGCGGAAGATTTTATACCTCAGTTGGATACTTTTACACCCAACTATAAGTTTCTTCAAGACGTATTAGAGGTAAGACAAGATAGATATACTAGCAACTATAATCTTTTAAATGATTTATGGGGGGATGTAGTATATGCCGACCTGGGTAGAGAAGACAATAGAAAAGTAAGAGATCAATATTCCAATCAGCTTAGTGAAAAAATGAAACAAGTTAGTGGTATGGATCTTTCTCTACAGCAAAATATTGAAGCTGCTAAAGGTCTATTCAAACCATTCTATGAAAATAAAAATATTGTTGGTGACTTAGCTAGAACAAAGCAATATAAGAAGGAACAACAAAGAATGAACACCTACAAAACTAATCCTCAAGAATTTGAAAGAAAAAAGTTTTGGCAAGATGGTGAAAAATATATGAACTATCTGTATCAAGACTTTATTGAAGCAGATGCTAAGGAAGCTTTAGGTAAACCCTTTCCAACATATATAGAAAATCCTAATGTTGTAGATAGATCTATTGAATTATTAAAAGAGAAAGGTTTAAGTATAGAAAGAACTACCATACAAGGTGATTACTTCTTAACGGAAATAGGAGGAAATCTTTTGTTAAATCAGATAGATACTTATGATCCTGAAACAGATACCTATACTACAAGGAATCCTGCAAAATCTATGTTAAAAAATCTTTTATTACAAGATCCTTTAATTATGAGAGCATATGCTGCACAAGCTGAAGTTAGAGCAAGAGAGTTTGCTGATGATCCTCAGAATCTACAAAAGTATGGAACTAAAGAAGCTGCAATGGCAGGATGGGCTAAAGATGTAATGGGAATATCATTAGATCAACAAACTATAGAAGTAGCTGAAACAAATACTTGGATAGAGCAAATGGCAAATGATGCAGAGGCATGGGAAAAATATCAGAAAAAATATAAACTTACCCCTGCAGAAATAGAAGTATTTAATAAAAAGATTAATGATCTTAAAATGCTAAGGGATGCAAATAAGACTGCACAAAAATCTATAGTAAATCAAAAGGGCCCAACTGATGATCATAATTCATTAATGGGTAAAGCATATGAATCTTATATGCGTATGGTAATAGATGAAAAACTTACTGAAGCTGCAAAAGAATATGCAGACTTAGGTGCTAAGACTGAAATCAAACATGATCCAATGGCTTTAGCTAGAAATAAACATAATTATAATATGTCTAGAGATTGGCAAAAGCATCAATATAAATTACAAGAAATAGAATGGAGAGCTAAATTTAAAGGAGATGGTTCTAAAGGTGGTGCAGGTACATCAGGTAATGGTTGGGATTTATTAGATCCAAATGGTGTTACAGTATATAGTTCAGAATTAACAGGAGGAGATATTGATAAAAGTATTTTAGATGGAACAGGTTATTTTGAATATGTAGATAATTACTTTAATGATCAAGAATCAGAATTAGATTCAGAAATGTGGGCATATATTGAAGGATCATACTTAGGATCTAATACAATCAAAGGAATGCTTAATCATAAATCTGATAGTCCAGAGATTATTGATAATACTAAAATTGCATATACAATTGATGGTAAAGAATATTTTACAGATCTTAAAACTGCAAAAGAAAAATTACTATCAGAAGGAGGCAATGCAGAATTAAATAGAATCTTTAGTTCTGTAATGAATAAACGACAAAGTTTTGAAGTTAATAATAGTAATTCACCTGTACCTAAAGATCCATCATTAGCTCAAGATTCTGAGTTACAAAAATGGATGGTGAATATGGAAGAATCCGTACAAGATAGAGAAGCTTTAATTGAAGAAGGTGTAAATAAGTATTATGATTCTATCATGAATGCAACTAATCATGTTTTTCAATCAGACCCTGATTGGAAGGCAGATAATGAAAGATATCATTTTCCTAATTTAGCTATGCCTGAAGGTGTTATTAAATTATTATCTAATCCAGATTTTGGATTATTAATGGATGATCCAACTAATACTGCAATGAACGTTAGCTGGAGAGAGTTTTTAAAAGATCCTCAAAAGTTTGGTATAGATGATCCAAATCTTAGTGTAGAAGAAATAATGAGTACTCCTGTTAGAAGGCTTAGTAAAGATGAATGGATTCAAATATATATGAATCAAGCTAAAGGGGGTAATATGTTTGGAGAGTGGTTAAATAACTCTAATGAAACATGGAGACAAGGAGGATTTAATGGTACTAGTGGAGAAAATTATCCTAATGCCAGAAAAGATAGAGATCAAATTCCAGAGCTTGCAGGAATAAGAGGAGAGTTTTGGAAGCTAAATAAAAATTATGAATTATATCCACCAAAAGATGGAGGTGGACTTAACTATTTAATGAATCAATATGCTAATGCAATTGCAAATGATGAGACTGCAAGAGCAATGGAGTTTCAAAGACAATTAATAGGTTACTATCAATTTGATGAAGCATCTGCTAAACAAGCTGCTGAAGCTGATTGGGAAGTATTAAATGAAAGAATAAATACAGGGATGACTGGTGTAGCTTCAGGAGGTCAAGGAGGAACTCCTACATTTGATCCTGCAGCATACTTTATGGGGGTATCTCAAGAAGGTTCTGGTTTAAATATACCACGGCAATTTGAAATATCATTTAATGCTAAAGATAATAGAAATCCTCAAGCATTAAATGAAATGAGAAATATATTAGGAAATCTTACTCAATATGGTGATGAAATTATAGTTCAATTTGGTGATGATGTTTTAGGTTTTCCAGAAGATTTGGCAAGTAATCCAAGAGCAAAAGAAATAGCTTTAGATTTAATTTCTAAACATAAAAATGGAATGAAGGATAAAACAGAAGGAAGACTTGATTATACTATTAGATATGTAGAAACTATTCAAAGTGAAGATGCGATGGAAGCTAATCCTGATCATAATGGATATGCTGCATATGTTATTGATTTTGGTGATAGTTATGCAGCTAAACATATTACAGGTGCAAATAAAATATTAAATGCTTCTGATAATGCAGTTGCTACAGATAGAGATTCTTTTATGAGTGATGGAAATAGTATGACTGTTTTTATACCTAAACAATATGACAATAGTGTTTTCTCTAGTAAAGCTAATACACCTGATGCATGGGAAATAAGATTAGAAGCAAACGGTTCTGTTGAACAAATAGTTCAGAATGGTGGAAAGTATAAATTATTTAATGATTCTAGTGGAAATAGAATGGTTGAAATAACACCAATGTTTTATAATGGACAAACAGGTAATATAGAATGGTCAGAATCATACATAGAAAGAGTGGGTATTGATGATTACAATGTTAAAAAATTATTATCAGGATATAACGATAGATTAGCAATAATTGCTGATAATAATATTAAAAATAGAAATCAGTCTAGCAAGTCAAGAACTAATGAAGAAGATCAAGGGTTATATACTTTAGATTCTTTTCCAGGTTTACCAGCTGATAGATTACAATGGGCTGTTAATATGACACAAAGAGGTTATACTTGGGATCCTAATTCTGGAACAATGGTTAAGGCACCATCTGTTCCACAAAACTAACATATGGCAGAAGAAAATAACATAGTAGAATCAAATGATTATGGAGCTGATCCTTTAGCAGGAATATCTCTACCAAGTCAGAATCCTAATCCAGGGGTTCCACCTCCTCCTAGCATCTCTCCAAACACAGCTTCTCAAAATTTAGTTCAATCTGAAAAATTTAATTACTCAGATCCTTATGCATTAAATTGGGATAGTGTTATTAGTCAAATAGATACTGAAGGTATAGGACCTATGGTTGATCCTTTAGCCAAAATGACTATAGATATGGCTACAGAGTTAAATCATATGGCTGCTATTCCATTATCTAATTCATATGACACATATCCAGGATATGCTAGTCCTAACTATAATCCTAGTACAAGTCAAAATGTAGAACCTGATCTTAATACTAATGAAGGAGTTCAGCAATTTTTACGTAATACACAGCAATCAGTTGTTGATTCTGGTTTAGATAAAGATCCTGGAGCTGGTTATCAAGCACCTTTTATTGGTGGTATTAAAAGATTCAATGCTGATAGATATTATACAATGCCTATATATGCAGAGTTAGGATTTAACCCTTTTGTAAATAATGAAGCGGTTTATGATAGAAAGGCTACTTTTGGTGATTATTTTTCTAGATGGTCTGGAGAGTTTGGATCTATGTGGGGTTCTGCTTTTACATCTAGTTACAGAACATGGGATGATGTATTTAGTGGTAGAGCATTAGCTGGAGATTCAGAAGGAGCAGAAGCATTTACAGATGCAATGAGAATAGCAGGATCTCAAAGTGATGGTGGTGTATTTACATCTGGTTTTTGGAATGACCTTTCTTTACAATTTGCATATCCTTTAGGAATTATAAGCAATATAGTATTTGAAGACTTAATAATTAGAGGAGCTACTTCAGCTCTTAGTAAAAATCCTGCACCTGTAGTTGCTGGTGCAGCAAGTATTCCAAGAAAACTTGGTAAGATAAAGCAAATGAAAAACTATATGCACCGTATGGCTACAAACAGTATGCTATATAGAGGGTTCAATGCTTCAAGAAACTTTATGAAAAATATGAAGAATATTGATAGTGCAAAAAAATTCTTCTATACTGGAGGAAATGCTCTTGGTAATCTTCTTGCACCCAATACTTTATATGGTATTAAGAATTTAAATAATGCAAAGAATACAGTAGAAGGTGTTAATAGTATCCGTAAATATGCTCCTTTATTTGGAGAGTTTTACAAAGATCTACGAATGATTAATCTAGCATTATCAGAATCTAAATTAGAAGGAGGTATAGTTGAGAAAGAAATGATAGAAGAAATGTATAGAGAATATAAACTTAACAATAATGGTGAAGAACCATCTGCAGAAGTTTATGAAAGAATAACAGAAAGAGCACAACAGGCTGCTCATGCAGATGCATTAATAAATCTACCAATTATTTTCTTAACTAATAAGTTAGTTTTAGGCCCTGCTTCTAGAGGTTTTAGAAGTATGGGAGATAATGTTGCAAGAGCTTTAAATCAAACAGGAGCTAGAGTAGCATTTAGAAAAGGAGCTAAAGAAGTATTTTATGATGCTGGTACTGGATTCCGTAAAGTATGGAATGCAGGTATAAAAGGAAGTCCTAGAATGTTAGGAGGTGCTGCACTTTATTATATAGGTGCAAATATTGGGGAAGGTTTTCAAGAATTAGCACAAGAAGGTACAGCTGTAGGTGTTAAAAATTACTATAAAGGTCTATATGATATGGACATGTCCACAGGATTAGACTTACATAAAACAACTACAATTGCTTCAGAAAGATATGCAGATCAACTTTTAAAAGATTCACTTACAAAAGGTTTTAATTCTCAAATGACTAAACAAGGTTGGAGAACATTTATGTCTGGATTTATGATGGCTGCTCCAATGCAAGTTACACAAAGTATTTTATTTGAAGGATTACCTAACTTATATCAATACACAAAAGATAAAAAGAAGTATCAAGAATATAAAGAGAAGAAAAGAGACTTTGCAAAAGATAGAGCACAAGAAGCTAGTACTGTATATAACAATATGGGTGAGTACTTTGATAAATTAAAGCTAAACTTACTTGAACAAAAACAATATGATACATCAATGTATATGGCTTCTGTTGGTGGAAGTGCTTTAGATTTTTATGACAATAGAGATATGTCATGGTTTAGACATATATATACTGTAGTATCTATGGGCAAAATGCATCACTTTAAAGATGCAGTAAAAGATTTATTAAAACTTAGTGATACTGAATTAAAACAAGCATATAGTAAAGAGTCAAAAGGAATGAAAGCTTCAAGAATAAGAGAGAAGCTTACTAATAGACTTGAAAGAATGCAAGAGATTGAAACAGAATTTAAGAAATTAAATGACACACACTACAATCCTTTTAATCCTGAAAAATATCCAGATGGAAGTGTAGCTAAAAATAATGAAGTAGGATTTCATGAAGCTTTTGAATTCTTCAAAATGATGAAAATGTTTGTTGCTGATACTTACAAACAAGCTGCAATAAGAAGGAATCAAATGTATGAAGGACAAATGAATGATCCTGTTATGTCTAAAGTTGATCAGAATGATATATCTGTATTGATGAATAAAAAAGCTTTAGTTGATGAAATTAATTTATTAAGTCTTGATACAAAAGAAGAAGGCACTACTCCTGAATTAAAAAAAATACAAAAAGAAAAAGTAACAAAGTTAGAACTTCTACAAAATTATTATAAAATATTTTATGATCCAGAGAATCAAACTAGCACAGGAGGATTTGATAAAAGAAAAAAAGGAAAACTTAAACAAGCTTATCTTGCTTATTTAAGACACCAAGGTAAAGTTGCTGATGGTGTAATAGCAACAGACAAAGTAGACACTTCTCTTGAAGCAATCATTGATCACCAATGGTTAGGTCATAGAATGGGAGATTTTTATAAAGCTATAGAGGTATTAGAAGATCCACAAAGTTTAAGAGATCATGCTGTGAGGTATAAGGATATAATGATGAAGGCTTATGAAAGAAACAAGAATGGTGTAGAGCAATTAAGAAAAGTAAAAAAGCATCTTCAATTAAAAGAAAGACAGCAATTCTTAACAACATTAGCAGAGAGAGGTATTTATCCTGATACAGAACAAGCTAGATTATTTTTAGAAGCAACAGAAGATATAATACCAAGAGATTATTATAGTGATGAAGGAGGATCTGTAAATCCTATTGATAACAAAGGACAATGGGAAATAGTTGAAAATGCAATCAATACTTATACAAGTGTTCAAGAAACTGCTGAAGAAACTAAAGCAGATGAAGATTCTGTTAGAGGTGAAGAAAGTGATACTTTAGATGATTTGAATATTGATGTAGATAATATAGATGAAACTAAAAGAGAAGTATTAGCAGAAGAAAGTAAAGAATTACAAAACTTTTATAAGTCTGATACATATACTCAAAAAATAGTTGAAAGAGAATATGCAATTTATGAAGTAGCTCAAAAATTATCTAAACAACAAAAACAAAGTCCAGAAGAATATGAGCAAGTAGGGGAAGGTAATTTAATTGCAAAATCTAGATATGAATTATATAACTTGTATAACAGTAAACTAACTGCAAAAGATAGAGCAGCAAAAGATTTTGACACATGGTTAGAGGAAGAAATAAATATAAATGATCAAGTAATTGATATAATAGAAAAGAACGGTGTCACTGAAAAAAATAAAGTTGTATGGAATAAACAAGTTGCTCCTACTGTAAGAAAGGGAATTCAAAGATTAGAGATAGATGAAAATCTAGGAATTGAACTTATCAAAAAGACAAGAGTAGAAGAGACATCAGGACAGGATATGACATTCTATCAAATACTAAGAGATAAAAATAATATTGCAGGACAAATTAATGGGACACTTATAGATCCTACATCACAAATGATAGTTGATGTTAAAGAAAATTACTCTGGTAAAAATGCAGAAGCTAATGCAAAGATGGCGTATAGAGCAGTTAAAGCTTTTGTAAATGCAGAACTTAAAAATCTTTCTACTTTTCAGTTTGATGGTATGACACTTTCTTTTGGTCAGATTGTTAAAGACGCTAATGGTGCTAATTGGGAGATACTATCTACATCAGAAGCTATAGAGAAATATAATACACTACTTGTAGTTCCAGCAGATAAGAGATTTGATCCAAACATGATGGACTTTCATAGGAAAATTAAACCTGGAAAATTTGAAAAAGATGAATGGACAATACCTTCTTTTGGAAACGTAAGAAGTTCAATGGTTGATAAAGCTCCAATAAGAAAATTAAGAATTGTAGAACCAATACAACTCTATCCATGGTTAGGAAAAAAAGTTGAACAAGGAATGCCTTTATATGAAGAAGGACAACAAAGTTCAATAAATACTACAGAAGATGCTATTGAATCTCTTCAAAGAAAACTTAAATCTTTATCACCTGTTAGACAACAAAATTTAAAACTTATTGTAAAAAAGAATGCTATTATTACTCCTGAAAAACTTGAAGTATGGGATGATAAACAAGGCAAAGAAGAGAATCCATATCTAATGAAAGGGATGCCTAAGTATGATGTAACTTTAGTTGATGGTAGTGGAATACCTATAGCAAAACTAGGAGGCTCTACATCTGTTTTACTATTAGATTCAGATGGTCAAACTACTATTAATCCTTTAATAATTACAAATGAACAAGCTAAAAGATTGTTTTATACTACAACAAAAAAAGGCAATAAGACTATCCCAATAGATAACTATGTTACACAAATAAGAGAAAACTATGCAAAAGCACTCTTAATAGAGGAGACATTTAAAACAGCATTAGAATCTTCAGGAGGACAAGATGTAGTTACTTTAAATTTAAAAGATGTAGAAGATTTAGATATTAAAATTTCTGAAGGACAATTAACGTATAATGCGCCTGAAGTTAAAGAAAGTGGTGTTAAATTTTCTGATCTTGATTATAATACAGTTAATGGTGAGAACTATTTGATATTTGATTATAGAACTACTTATGATGATTCTGGAAGACCGAAGAAAGGTTTATCACAAGTAATACATAATTTTAAAAATACAAAAGATAGAAAGCTTTGGGTTGGAAAAGCTCAAGAGCAAATGAAAAAAGAAGGAGGTTTTAATGTTACTTCTAGATTAGGTAGATATATAGCAGCTGTTAAATTTAAAAATGATGTTTGGACTTTTATTGAATTAAAAGGAGCAAGAAAAGAATCTAAGGAAGTTGATAAAATTATTACAGACTTAATAGATAGACAACAAACAACTGTAAAAGATAACAGTAATAAAAAAGCTAAAGGATATGATTCTTTTAATAGGGCGTTTAATGCAGAATTTTCTGATAGATTTTTTATATCTGGTGAACAAGGTGACAGAATATTTGTAGGGTTATCAAATGATGGTCTTATTAGGGTAGCTTTAAGAAATGAAAAACAAAGAACAGCTTTTGAATTATATATTGAACCAGAAGAATTATCTAAACATTTAAAAAATAATCCAGAAGCAAGTGCTGCTCAAGCGTTTATGGGATTAGTTAATTTTAAATTTAATCAAATAGAAATTAAAAGAAAAGGAAAAGCTGAAAGCAAAAAAGAATCATTTACTCCAATTAAATTTAAACTTACTAAAGGGTCTTTTAGAAATCATATTTCAGATAATCCTAAAATAGAAGATTTCATGGATGTTGAAGCAGGGGCTTTACCTGAAGTAAGATCTAATGTAAGAGTTGATATAAACTGGAAAGATCAAGATGCAATTAATAATCTAATAAGTGAAGCACAAAGACCAACTAAAGAAGTGGTCAATGAAGATGCACCTGCAGAAAGTATAGACAAAGGTTTAGCACTTACACAAGAAGATTATGCAAAAATATTTGAATCAGAATATAAAGATGTTAATAAAGAGATATTAAGAAGTATAGCTTATAAAGTAGCAGTAGGTGAAAAACTAGAATCAAATGAAGCAGATTTATATGATGCATTTGAAGAAGACATTCTAAGAATAAAAGAATCTGAATTCTTTAATGTTACTACTCTTGATGCTGCAAAAAAGGCTGGTATATCAAATCCTCTTGTAGATAAATATAGACAATTAAAAGCTGACTATGAGGCCAGAAGAACTGAATGGTTACGTAGTACTAAGGCTATGTTAATGGGAGAACATGATGATGATAAAGAAACAGTTAACAGATTGCTATATGAAAGACTTAATGCAAACGAAGAGTTAAATGTATTAAAAGAAGAAATAGCAAAAATTAAAAAACAACTTAATGGAAATAATGCATTTAAAATAACTAAAGATTTTGATGGTAGAGATGTTGCAGATTGGGATAAGTTTAGTGATTATGTAAATAAAAATCTTCCAGACTTTATAACTATTGAAGATATATCAACTCTTAGATATAATGCAATAAACAATGGCTTTACATTAGGAGCTTTTGGAATGGGTCTTAAAAAACTATCTAATGGTTTAGATATAGCTGGAACAATATATACAGGGAAAACTACAGGATTTAGATATCATGAAGCTGGTCATGCTGTATTTAGAATGCTTCTTCCTGAAGAAAAAATTAAAGAATTATTATCTGCAAGTAAAACAGTTGTTAGATCTAAGATGAGATCTAAAAGAGGTTATCAAATAGATAAAGGAGTTTTTGTTAAGTCTGTTGATAAAGGTTTAGAGCACATGAGAAAGCAAAGCTCATTATATTCTGAGATGAGTGAAAAAGAATTAACTGATAGATTATATGAAGAATTTATCATGGATGATTTTGAAAGTTTTAAAAAGAGTCCAAAGTTTTATAAAGGTCCTTCAGGATTTAAAGCTTTCTTTAATAAAGTTTTAGAATGGATCATGTCTCTTTTTGGAAGATATGGACAAGCAGATCTAACTAGATTCTATGAAGCTATTGATGGAGGTAAGTTTAAAGGTGCAACAGTACAAAATAATAGATTTACAAATGCTGTACAATATGGAGTTTCTACTATTGCTTTAAAATCTATACCTTTAAGTGAACAAGTAATTAGTGTTCCAGTAGAAAAAAATGGTAAAAAAACTACAGAAGATAGAATTGTTTACACATATTTGCCTTCACATAAAGCAAAGCAAGCAACATCTACAATTGCAAATATCTATTTAAAAAGATTAGATAATGAAATTAAAAAACGAGGAAAACAAAAACCAAATGAGTTTATATCTGATGAACAATTTGAAAGACAACGTAAATTATTACTAAGTATACCTATTAATAAAAATGTAATTCTTAATGATGCAGTAAATGCTTTCATAGAAATGCATGATCCTCAAAGATCTTTTTATACATCTGAAAAAAATGGAATTCCTTATGAAGATATAGTAGTTGGTTTAAAAGAAAGATATGCAGCTTTTATTGAATATAGAGATGATATCTTAGCAGCAGTTAATGAAGAGCTTGAGTTGTATGATTCAAAAATAGATCAAGAAAATGATGACTTTTATGATGTATTAACAACTGAAGATTGGGATTCAACAGCACAAGAAAAAGGAGGATGGTATTCTTTACCTAAAAATGTACGTGTTCTTATTGGAACTACTAACCTTGAAAGTACAGATGAATTTGGTAATATAGTATTAGATGAAACTCTTCCGGTTGACAAACAAGAAGTAGTGTATGTTACACCAGATATAAGCAATGTTTATAATGGAATGTTAAAAGCTACTGCAGATCTTAATTCAGAAAGAGAAATTTTACAATCATTATATAACTTTAGTTTAAATAATTCAGATACTAAAGCAGTTGTAAAAAAACTATTTGGTATAGTTGGATTAGATTATAATAAAGATGGGGCAAACTTAATGAATCCTTTATACACACTCCCACGAATAACAAATGGAGGATACTTCTTAAATATAATTAAATCTTTTCAGCAGTCTAGACTTGATTATCTGATCCTACAAAAGAATAGAAATAGTGGAAATGTGGAAATATATGCTGCTAACCATGCAGATGATGCTGCTGATCAACAAAGTAAATGGAACAATCATTATAATAATTTAATTAAACCTGACAATTATCTAATCAATCTTCAAGACGCACAAGATGTTCTTGATGATGTTATAGATTATATGAAAAAAGATGAACTTGTAGGTTTGAAAGATGTATCTGTTGATGTAGCAACAAGATTATTTGACTTTACAGGAATTAAATTGCATCCGGGATATATAGAATATAGTATAGTTAATGCTCTAATAAAACGTACACCTGAGCAAGAATCATTAATTCAAGCATATAAAGATATAGATCCTATAACTATTGAAGGTATTACTTATTTACGTAAGTCCTTAACTGATGGAGATAATATATTCCTTAATCAACAAACTGAAGTTGGTGTAGATCAAGAAGATGATACACAAATCAATAGAGTAGTTGCAGATAGTTCTGCAGGTATAAGATATAGACTATCAAGATGGGCTAGAAATAATGCACCATTTGATGAAACAGTTGGTACATCAACAATGAGAGATACAGAAGGTAATATGATCTACTCACATCAAATGCAATCATATAACATTACTAAAATAAATTCTTTAAATAGTAAGGATAAATATTTTGATTTATTTAATGATGAGTTTTTAGAGAATAACTTCTTGTTAAATGATGAGAAGACTAAAGTATTATCTGATAATAAAGATTTTAGAATTGTTAGAATACTAGGTCTTAATGAAAAAAACATGGACTTAAATGAACATGGAGATCTAGTTGCAAACAATAGTAGAGATGATAATAAAGGTCAAGGTAAACAAGTTAAAGGCTTTACAGCAACTGATATTGCATCTATAATGATTAACATGTACACAGCTAATGTTAATACAAAAACAGGTGAAGTAAAAGAATATGAAACTGCTGATGGAGAAGTATTTACAACATCACCTGTTGATTTTAGACTTGCTGGAGATAGTAATCTGTTAGACTTAGTTAATCTTCCTATACATAAAACTGTAGAATTAAATGACAAAGATGAAGTAGTAATATCAGACTTTGTTATTGAAACTATTTTTGATAGAATTACAGATGAAGCTGTTAGAGTTCATAAAGAAATACATGAAGGTACTGATGATACTATTGTTGGGTATAATGATAGTCCAGAAGGTAGAGGTTATCATTTAACTCAAACAGGAAAATATTTAATAAGAGAAAGACAACCGGTTGTAGAAAAAGAACTTGCTGAAGAACTACCTACTCAAGAAGAGGCTTTAGAAGAACTTGCTAAACTAGAAGAAGATATTAAAAAATCTAAACTATTAGTAGATGAAATAGAAGAGGCATTACAGGAAGAAGGTGTTGATCCTATAGATATTATTGAAAATAATTATGAAGAAATAGTAAGTCAGATTAGAGAAACTTTAGAAATGGAGTATGCTCAATTTTATAAACGCTTAGAAAATCTCAACGTAATACCTAATATAAGCAGATCTATAAAGAATAGATTATATGTAAACGGCAAACCAAACAATAAGGTTGTTGACAGAAGTATGCGTATTCTAAACTTAAAAGAAAATAATTTAGAATACAACTTAAAGCAAATATTCTATAATGATCTTCTTAACACAAAAGGAATTAATGATGTTTTATTAGGTAATCAATCTTTATCATTAAGCAATAAAACAAAAACTAAAAGAGCCAAAGGAGGTCAAGGTGCTGGTAAAAATGCAGCTACATCTATTGTAGATCCAAGTCTTGGAATTTTTCATGAGGTAGACAAAATAAGTTTATTAACATTTGATGATGTTAAGTTTAAAAATAAATACAGCCAAGATCCAGAAGGTGATAGAACAGATGCTCAAATGTACATGACACCTAAGTCATTCAGATATTTGTGGTATGGATTAGGGAATCTTCAAGATCCAAAGTTTGCTGAGTTATTAGATCAAATTGAAAAGGGGGAGGAAATATCTGGAGAAAAGTTTTTTGGAAATAAACAAAATGGTGAATTAGGATATAAAGATTTTAATGCTATTTTAAATTCAAAGAAGTTTATGTACTTTGATGGAAAGACATATATAAAAACTTCTGGATTTGTACTTACACCACAACTTACTTCTATGAAAGATGCAGCTGGAAATTGGAGAGCTATAGATGGGATGGAACATCTTCACAATCTTAGATTAAAATTAGAAAGATGGGAGAAAGGACAAGAGGGATTATTTAGAGAAGAAGGAATTCCAAGAAAACGTCTTGCAATTGCTGTACCTGCAACTGCTTCTAAAATGTATAAATCAAATGTCATGGATCCTGTAGACATGTTTAAAGATCCTTTAGTTAGTGAATTTACTTCTGATAATTTTATAGATATAAGTGCAGAAGGAATGAGACTACAGCAAGTTAATCCGGGTGGTAAAACAGAAATTGTAGATCCTAGACAAATAAAAATGTTAATTAGTAGTGAGCAAAATGATAAAGTAAAAGTTTGGTCACCTAAAACTAATGAATTTGTATCTATAAAAAAGATTAAAGATGCTTACCGTAAATCAACTGCTGATAGGGTAACCATGAAATACTTAGGATTAAGATCCCTTTTATTTACATTTGATAGAGTGCAAAAAGAAATAGGAGATAGTATGGCTACTGGTGCAATGACAGTTAACCTATATACTTTTTTAAAGTATGCACAAGAAGCTTTAAAATCTTCAGGATCAAGTTCACAAATGTTAGATCTTTTTGATGTAGATGAATATGGAGATCCTAAATATGAATTAAACAATGTATTAACTTCAGATAAATTTCAACAATTTGTTTTAAGTTTCTTTAATAAACAATCTCTTGGAGAAAAACAACCAGGACATTCAGTTGCTACTGTGTCAGATGCTGGAGTTAAAAAATTAAAAAGAGTTATTAAAGTAGATGAGGTAGGTAATCCAATACATTGGGAAAATATAAGATGGTCTCAACAAAAAGAATGGGCTAAGGATGGAAAGCAAGTTAAAATAGCTAGAAAAGAATATGATGATGTAGAGAATGAATCTTTTATAGGACTTAAAGAAGGTGATTATTTCCTTGATAGACTTAGACATAATAAAATAAAATGGATTAAAGACGGTGATAAATGGATTGATAGTGGAACAAAAACTAGTGAAATTTTAATACCAGCTCATTTCCGTGAGTTTATGCAACACATTAAAGCTAATGATCAAATACCTGAGTTTTTAGCAAAAGCACTTGGTATACGTATTCCATCTCAAGATAAACATTCAGCTTTAAATATTGAGTTTGCTGACTTTATGCCTGTATTCTATAGTTCATCTGCAATGTTTCCTCAAGAATTAATTGAAATTGCAGGATGGGATTTTGATATTGATAAAGTCTATATGCAAATAAAAGAATGGTATTATAATAGAACAAATAAAAAGTTTGTTGAATATGGTACTAGAAAAGGAGAAGAAGCTTATTATGATTATATAAGATACCAAATAAGACAAGGAGAAAAGAAAGGAAGCATCATGCATATGGCAATGGAGCAATGGAAAAATAGAACAGGAATTTCTAGAACAGAAAGAAAGCTATTAGTTAGTAGCCAAGAAATAGAATTAGCATGGGATGAAATGGTTAGTAGTTTACAATGGTCATATAATAGAGGTATAGCTATTAATAGGAGAGAAGAGTTTGGAGAAAACTTTGATGAAAGAATATCTAAGATAGCATTTGCAAATGAATGGGGGTATACATATAATGATATAACAGGTAAGTTTAAAGATCAGTATGAACCAATATTCTTAGGAAAAGAATGGATGACTGATGCAGAAATAAAATCATTTTTAGATAATAAGTTTTCAGAAATATTTAAAGGGGGATTAGAAATATTAGGGATGCCTATATCAGAGACTGAATATGTAGAAAACAAAAAGAAAAATAAAGATCAAGAACCTTATGTTGGTGCATTAAATAATGACATCCTTGATCAGAAATATTCATTATTAGGAAACGATGGAATAACAAAACCTCAAGATGGTAGAGAGATGCCACTTGGTTATGAACCTGCAGTACCAACTCCTATTGAAGACTTATGGTCACAAATTTCAAATGATCCAAAATTAAAAAGTATAGTTGATAGAGTAACAACTAAAGGAATTGATGTAGATAGTATGGATGGGAAAACTTTAGTATGGGAAACAACTAAAGAAGCAAATATTGGAGGTATTGTTTTAAGTAACATTGTATTTAATAATTTACAAGAATATGGTATAGAGTTACTTGACACATGGGGAAAAGAAAATTTACCTATGCCTACATTTAATAATAAAACTTATAACACTTTTGCTGATAAGTATATTGTAAACCCTGAAACTAATAAAGCAATAGAGACTTCTGCAGATAGAAAACAATTTGTTATATCTGGTCTTATTACTGTAATGACGGACAACTTAAACTTAGATGGATTAGCTGGAAAACTTGGGTTAAATAAAGATGCAACTGGAGTTGTAGCTAGTTTGGTAGGTCTAAGTGTGGATCCTATTATAGGAACATTAATGGTTAATCATCCGGCAATTAGAGAAATGTATAAAGAAGCATCTAATAATGAAAAAGCTGCAGTAAAAACTTTATTAAATGATAGAATAGGAACTTTAAATGGTTGGGTTAATAACTTAAATGCGCAAGAAGCACAAGATCAAAAAATAGAAAAACAAGGTGAAGTAAATATTGACGCATTAGTTAGTGAAGTTAATGTAACAAAAGAATTATTAAAAGATCAAATTGAAAGAGGATACATAGAAGACAAAGAGGAAACTTCCAAAGAAGATATACTTAAAGAATTAGCTATATTAAATCAATTCTTAATTGCACGTAATATTAAAGATACTATATTTAGAATGACAGGACCTGCTACTCTTACAGCAGGTATTGGACAAACTATGCTTGATGTTAAAAGAAAACAAGAACAGTCAGAACAATTAGGTCTTGAATTATCTGATACTAAATTTAAAGAAGGATGGACAGATTCTAAAGGAATACAACAACCTTTCTTAATTGATGTTAGAAAATTATATAATGGTAAGAAAACTATACAAGGTGCATATTATAGAATATTTAAAGATCTTACTAATAATATAATTCCAGAACTATTTTTAACTGAAACAAAATCATTTAATGATATTAGTAATATACTATTAAAAAACTTAGGCAATATAGACAATCTTCAAGGAGCACAAATTAAAAAAGATATATTAAGTTACTTAAATGGTAGAGCTTATTTGACAGCATTAAGAAAAAGAAACGCAATACAGGCAGGATCATTAAGTTCATCTTTGATATATGATGAAATACAAGGTCCAAGAAAAATTAATACAACTGTAGAATACTTAAGAAGTTTTGCAGATGAAAATAATTATTTCTTAAATAACTTTATTTATAATAAAGATACAAATAACCCTAATAATATGTCAGGTATTAATCAGGTTGTTTCTAATACATGGACTAAATTAAATGATGACGCTTTAACTAAAGTTCAAAATTCTATATGGGATCTATATGGTAAACCTGAAACAAGAGATAGTCTATTAACTTTAATACATTATTTAATTGTAAAAGACGGATTACAATTTAAAAGAGATACATTCCTGCACGTTATTCCACCTGCATTATTTCATAATGTTTTATCATCAATGGAAAATGTTCACAATATGTTTAAAAATGATATTGTAACAGATGAAGCAATGAGAAAATTATTTGGAGGAACATTAAATGATGTAACTAATGACTTTATTACAGGTTATTTAGAGTCATATAAAAACTGGTATTTAGTTCCAAAGGTTTATGGTATAGACGCAAGAGATATGGGGGATACAATAGTTATAGAAGATACTCTTGATATAGATAAAATGAGAAAGAATGAAGATACTAATATATATATTACAGCAGACTATAAAGGCTCAACTATAGAAGCACTTAAAGAAACAAAAGGTATAACTAATTTATTTACTGTTCCAATTAAAATAAGTAAAACTAAATATTATACAGACAAGTATCTAAAAAATAATAAAAAGAATATTGATAAAGCAATTTCAGCAATTAAAGATAAGGTTAATAATAGGAATGTAGTATTTACTAAAAGTAAAGAAGGAACAATATATGTAGGAAAAGATCTTCAAAGAATTTACAAAACAGGTCCAGAAACATACAGATATCTTAAAGAAGCAATTGAAAAAGCATTTGGATTTAATATTGCAAGCGGTAGAAAAATAGCTGCAAAAACACGTGGTGAAGGTTTAATATATGTACCAGGTGTAGGTGAAACAAAAGGTAGACTTATCATGGATATTAAAGGAGGGGTAGTTCCTTTTAATACTAAAGACACAGAAAATAAAGTTCTTAGAAGATTAATGCTTGAGCCTGCAAAAGCTAATAAGACTAAGTTACGTGAAAAAGAAAAAGCAAACATGAGACAAATCTTTAGTAAGTTTAATCAATATGCATTTCCATATATTAAAACTTCTATGCCAACATCTAAAGGAGATAAGCAAGTAGTAACTACTAATGCTGGTTATATTTTAAGACATGATGTAGAAGATGGTTTTGGAAATGTAAAAAGGATATTCTTTAAACTTAAGAAAGTACATACTACACCCAATGTAGGTAATTCTAAATATTTATTTGATGTTAATAATCAAGAAGCATTAGATCAAGTAACAAGAGCCGAGTGGGAAGAAACAGAATTACTGGGATCTACTAGTGCATTTTCTACAAATTTATTTGGTGATAGACCTTTGCATAGTAGTATAAGAGAAAAAATAAATGCAAAAAAAGAAGATATAGAATTTGATGATATTGATACAGATAACATTGATGAAGATGCAATATTAGACATGTTTACTCAAAGAGAAAAAGGTAAAAAGGTTGTATCAACTGAAGCCACTAGTGATGGTATAGTTGATGTTGAATATGAAGATGTATCTGAAACAGCACCTGCTGATATTGATATAGATGATAGAGCTATAGATCTTGATGATATACAGACAGTAGATTTAGAGAATGCAGGAGAGCATTCATTAATTGCAAATTGGTTTGGTACTATTGCAGAGACAAGTAGAATAAATGTTATTACAGATTTAAATATTGCAGATACACTAGAAGCTTTAATTGATAAGTTTAAAGAAATGCAAAAAGCATTTCCAATATTAACTGAGCAAGGATTTGTAGAGGAATTAAATAAAAAATGTAAAACTAAATAACTATATTTGTATATGGGATGTTATAACAGAGATACGGCAGAATATAGAACTCTACAAAATGAGTTTAAGAACAATGTACTTATTGATATATTAATTGAGAAGTGGCAAGGAAATAATGATACAGAAAGACTACCCACTACAAATGAATTAAAAGATTATCTTGATAAAAGTAAAGTTTCCTTTAGTCTAAAAAGAAAAAACTTTAAAGAAGCTATCCTATCCAATCTTAGTAGAAAAAAGATTATAAGTAAATATTATGGAAGTTACTATGTAAATACAACCAATAAAGAAACTCAAGTAGGGGATTATAAAATATTAAAAAATAATGTATCCAAAGCTTTAAGCTGGTTGAACTTTTGGGGTATACCAAGAGAATCAGTGGTTCTTGAAAAAACAACAAACTCATATAGACTTGATATTGCTGAAAATATATTTACTCCTTCAGATTTATTAGAGGCATCACAAATTAAAGATGCAACTCATATACCTAAAATCTTAGAACATTTAAATAGAATGTTTCCTCAAGTTGAATATGATGTGGTATCTGTAAAAGAAGCTAAAGATTATTATGATCAACTACCAAGTTGGAGAAAGTCTAATGTTTCTTTTGATCAAGTTAGAAGTTATGTAGTAGACAATAAAGCAAAAATTATTAAAGGAAGAATTACTGCAGATACTGCTGTTGAAGAAGTATTACACCCTTTTGTTTCTGCAATTAAACAAGAAAATCCATCTTTATTTGATGGATTATTAAAAGAAGCAGAAAAAAACTATCCTGAATTAAGACAACAAATAGAAGACTCTTATTCTAATGTTAGAAATTTTGATAATAATGACAGAAAAGAAGAGCTTATAACACAAGCACTATCAAGGCACTTTAATAAAGAGTATGAACAACAGCCTACAGTAGGTTGGAAAAATAAAGTTAGAGAACTATTAAAATTTTTAATAGATGTTATTAAAGATTTATTTAAGTATTCTTCAGGTAGTACTTTAGATATGAAAGTTGGCATGATTAATAATAGAACTAATTTATCTGATATTGCTAAACTATTAAACACCGGAGATTTACAATTTACATTCCAAGCAGAAACTATACAGAAGGCCCCTAAGAAAAAAGTTAATTATTCTTTATCACCTAGAGCACAAAGAATCTATAACAATGCAATAGGCAAAGCAAACCCTCTTCAAAAAGCAATAATACAAAAGTTATTTCATAAGTCTATTCAGTCTGAAATGGTTTTTGATGATCCTACAGCTGCACCATTTGTTACTGGTTCAAATGTTCCTCTAATGATTTTAGATAAAAAAACTCATACATATAAAAATGTAGAAGCTCCAAGTCAAGAATGGCAAAGTGTTACGCAATCTTTTAAAGGTTTCATGCTACAAAAATATGATATCAAACAAGGAAAAACATTACAAGATATAATAAAAGATACAGGTTTTACAGAAAAACAAATCATAGAGGTTAACCCAAAAGAATGGGATATAAAGAATCTTTTAAACTCTAAAGATGGAGATGGAGTTAGACTAAAGAAAATATTTTTACCTGAAACTAGATATCAATTACAAAGAGATCTTGGAAATGATTTTGATGTATTGATGGAAAATATAATAAATTTAGTTCCTTTTGAAGATATAGAAGATCAGTTTACAGTTCTAGATAAGCAACAAGCAAAACGAACTTATCAAGATCTTCAAACAAATTTAGCACAAGAAATGCCAGGTGAAGATGTTATATACTTACCACAAGTAGTTGTAGGAAATCCAGATCCTATGCATAGAATTGCAGGAACTATTGATATTTTAAGAATAGATAAGAATGGTGTACTATCTATAGTTGATTTAAAGACAAGTAGTAACAGTGTAAACAATGCAGATAACTATAATAAACCTTGGCCTATTAATCATGGTAGTGTATTATTTGATCCTTCTCTTGATTTAGATAAACAAATTACACTATCCACAAGAGGACAGCATGGTATGCAAGTAGGAATGTATGCTAGGATATTAGAAAACATGGGATTCAAAGTGGATAAAGAATATTCACAAACCTACCATATTAATCTTGAATACATTGGTAAAGAAGGAGGTAAAAAATATATAGACAAATGGATACCGGAAGGTTTTGTTCTACATCCACCATCACTTAATCAAGATTATGTTAATAAAATACTACCATTAAATATTGATCCTTTAAGTGAAGGTCAATTAAATAAAATAAAAATTGAAACAGGTGATATTGAAGAAGAGCTTGATGCTGAGATTTTAGGACCAGAAGAAAATATAGAAGGAGAATTAGGTGAAGATTGGAGAATATATTACAATGGTCTTATAGAATATAAAGGAATAATGCAGAGACAGAAAACTATTTTAGATAGTTATGATGATAGGAAAAAATTAATGAAGAGCAAAAAAGAATATATTGATCAGATAGATGATGCAACAACTGCAATTAATATAGCAACAGAAGAAACAGGAGATGTACTACCAGTATACTCTAAACTATTAAGAAACGCACGTGATGAAGCACAAGAATTTATAGATTATGTTGATGATCCTGATGTTGTTAGAGACAATGACTTTGTTGCACGTGTAATGAACTTTCAAAGATATGCTAGAGGTTGGTATAATTTAGCAAACATTGGTAAGGGAGAGGGTTTAAGTTTAGAGCAAATAAAAATGCAAACAGAACTTAAAAGTTTGTTTGATGAAATCATGGGGGTTAGAGATCCTAATGGTGTTGTGATTAAACAAGGAAAAATAACTGAATCTATTTTTAATTTTGTAGAAGACTTGGTCCACAAAGAAACTATTAATCCAGAATTAAAAGCTGATAAAGATTTAGTTGCAGACTTAGTAAGACAAGGAGAAGATATGGGGTTCATGGAATGGATGACAGGAGACTTAAGTACAGCAAAAGATCCTATGGCACAAATCATGGTTAAAATATGGAAAAGAAATAGACAAAAAGTTTTAGATGCAATAGAAAAGAGAGGTGTAGAAATAAAGAAGGCAGCACATAGAGTTACAGTAGAGCAAAAAAAGGCTGGTGAAAAACAAGACTTTGATTGGATGTATAGATTTGATGAAAACGGAGAGTTTTCAGGGAGTGAAGTTGAAAAAATAGGAGAACAATATCACAGCTTAGAAAGAAAACGTTATGATGACCTTAGTGATGAAGAAGGTAATTGGAAGTTTTATATAAAAACAGGAGAGGACAAGAAAGAATTAACAGATAGAGATAAGAAAGAAAACATAGATCTATATAATAAAAAACAAAAATGGAAACAGTTTAAGAAAGCTGAACAAGTAATAGATGCAAGAGTGGTAGATGGAGATTATCATAGATATACTGATGAATTTAAAAAGGTAAGAGCTAAATATGAAGTTCCTAGAATAATAACATTACAAAATGGAGAACAGTTTGTAACATATGAAAGAAGATCTGATGTTTCTAATTTAGCATATACAAAATATAAAGTTAAATATTTTAATAGTGATGTATATGATAGACCTGTTCTTGATAATGGAATTTTCAAAGGTGTAACTATTCAAGAGTCTGGAACATGGCCAAAGAATAAATATGTAGAAGTTAGAGAGACATCTTCAAAAGGTGAAAGCATGTTAGATAAACAATATGCTGATATAATGGCTACTCCTAAAACTCCATTAGATGCAGCAAAGCAAGATTTCTATAAAGTATATATGAAGCATAAAAATGAGTTGCTTGAGAAAATACCATCTCACCAAAGAAATAAATTAAATGGAAAATCTTTTGCTATAATGGATAGCTTCTCAGAACATCTTCAAAAAAGTCCTAACATATTTACAACTATGTGGGGAGAAACTAAATCAAAAGTTACATCTTGGATTAAACCTGAACAATGGACAAATGTAGAAGCAAGAGTTCAAATGATGGATGATAATGGTAGAATGATTGATACACTTCCTATATTTTATACAGGGTCACCAGTATCCGAAAAAGCAATAGGAAGATTAAAAGAAAAAAGAAAAGCTAATAAAGCAGATTGGGATACTAAAAAAATCACAAAGAAAGAATATAAAGAAAGAAGAGATGAAATCAATCAGCAATTAAAAAAGCTACATGATAGACCAACTAAAAAACAAATGAGTAGAGACGCTGCAACAAATCTTCTTATGTTTGCTGGAATGGCAGAAAATTATGAAATAATGAGTAGTATTGAGGATACTATGAGAGCCTTTCAAGATACTATGAGTAGAAGATCTTATAAAGATAGTGACTATAAAGTTGTGGCAGCTGTACAACAAGGTGTTAAGAGTGGAATAAAATCTACTGTAGGTCTTAAAGGGAACTCTATGATGGAATCAAGAATTAAGAAATGGATGAAGATGACATTTTATGACAATGATAAGCAAACAAAAAGATGGTATGATCATATATCTAATGGTGCTATTGGTTTAAGTTCTTTAACATATGTTGCTTTTGCACCCTTTGGAAACTTTAATAATTATATGGTTGGTAGATTAAGTAATTGGATTGAAACAGCAGGTGCCAGTTTCTTCTGTAGAGAATGCTATTTAAGAGCAACTAAAGAGTTAAATATTAAAGCACTTCCAGGTGTTGTTATGGGATTAGGTGCAACAGATACAGTAGGGAAAGTTACAGGAATGAAGAAAACTAAATATCAACAAGTAAATAAGTATAGTAAGTATGAAGCTTTAGTTGATTATTTTAGAATGATGGATGATAAGGCGGATATACGTGAAGCAACTACAGCTACTAAAGGTTCTGGAAGAAAAGGATTAAGAGAAAGATTAAGTTGGGGGTATGCAATGCAGGATGCAGCAGAGTGGAATGTTCAAACTAAAATTGGAGTAGCTATTCTAATGTCACATAAATTAGAAAATAGTAAAACAGGTGATCAATTAAGTTTATATGATGCAATGACTTATGATAGATCAACAGGGGAACTCACCATAAAAGACGGGTTTGATACACTGGTTGAATACCATACGGGTAATAAAAGAAAATGGAATGAAGATGCACGATATGATGTAAGAAATTATATTAGAGAAGTGAATAAACAAATACATGGTAACTATGCATATGAAGATAGAATGGCAATGCAGTCTCATGCTCTTGGTCAATTACTTGCTCAGTTTCACAAATGGATAGCACCTGTATTTAAAAGAAGATTTAGAGGATCATACTATGATGAAAATGTAGGTTGGATTGAAGGTAGATATAGAACTATGTGGAGCTTTATGGCTCATGCAGGAGAGGTTGCTATGGGGATAAATAAACAACCTGGTACCATGAAGAAAAAAATATGGGATTTCTGGAGAGAAGATACAGGATCAGATGATCCTATGAACAAAGCAAGAATAAGAAAACAAAACATGATAGGTAATGTTATGGATGTAGCTCTTGTTTTATTATCATTACAAATGGCAACTTTACTTGATTCTCTTTGGGATGATGATGAAGATAAAACAGCAATGAGAAAAAGATTAGAAAATGCCTTTATATATCAACTAAGAAGACAGGCTTCTGAATTTGCTTTTTGGTATCCTGTTGTTGGTATGGGTGAATTCTTTAAAATGACAAAGAGTCCAGTAGCTTCTACTAGATATATGTCAGAACTTTGGGAAGCTATAGCATTAACTGTTCATGCTCCATTTATTATGATGGGAAAAACTAGAGAAGAAGAATTAGCAGATAAAAGATTATACTATCAAGTAGGTGCAAAAAAGGGACAAAGTAAATTATTTAAACAATGGGGTGACGTGATGCCTATATTAAAATCAATAAATAGATATATATCACACGACACAGTTAAAGACTTCTATGTAAAATAATATGCCTATACACAAGAAAATAATAAGGATAAACAAAGAGAAATACGAAGAACTCAAAAAGAACTTCAGTACTATTTTTGATCTATATATAAGTGATAACGATTATTACGTTATAGGTACAGTAGAAGAGCTTAGGGCTGTGGGGATTGACGGGAACGTTCCTTTTGTTTAAAAGGACAATGCCTGCAGTTGTTACCACAGCAATGCCCCCTTTTACGGTGGTATGCTGCAGTAAAAACTACATTTCCTTTTTCAAAATAATAATACTTACTTGACTTCACATGCCCCTCCAGCACATGCCAGCTCTCCAGTTA